CATTCTGGCAGAGAACATATTGAATATAATAGTTTAATTTATCTTAATGAAAAATTTAAGGGTGGAGAATTCTATACAAAAAATGGAATAAATTTAAAACCCAAAAAAGGTATGCTTACCTTTTTCAATGGCCAAACCGTACACCATGGTGTTAAAAAAGTTTTTAATAATGATAGAAAAACAATTATCTTTTGGTGGAGAAAAAACTAAATATAAGGTGGATAGATAGATTTTATTTTACCTTGAGCTCTTAATTTTTTAAGATCACCTTTACTCATTTTGGAATAATCAGGATCTTCATAAAATTCAATATGAGGATCTTTGTTAGGCTCTCTTTTAAATAAATTTTTTATCCATTTCCACATTATTTTTTTCCTCCACCATTTTTAAAGATTTGTGTTCCCTTAATACCGTAAATACTCGCCACGACAAGGATCCATAAATTTGTAAACCATTTCGGAAGCTCTGAGAACATTTCGAAAAACAGTTTTACTTTGTCCATCGCTGTCGGATCATCCGATACGACTGCCCAGGCTAAAATTACTACGGGCAAACTTAAAATTATTAAAACTGCCTCGTCCTTCCAGTCTGATTGTCTAGCCTCTAAAAGTTTTCCTTGGTACTGCTCCTCTCCTCGAGCCATACGATCAGCATGTAGAAGTTGTGCTTCAGACATAGCCATTTTAGTTTTCTGCTTGTTAGCGTAAATTTTTGATCCTGCAGACATTGCAAGTTTAATAGCTGATAACCACATTATTTTTTATATCCTCCTCTTTTCATTTTAACTGGAGGTACTTGTGAGTTAGGTCCCCTTTTTGGTGGTGGACCATATCTTACTCCACCAGATAACCCCCCAATATTATATGCTTTGAAATTAAAAAAATTTTTTTTCGGATTAATTAAATTTGTATCTACTGTTTTATAAGTTTGCATAGGAATAATTGGTTGTTTTAAAGAAACTTGTTGTCCCTCTCCACCTCCAGTTGTTTTTGGAGTAGTAGTTTTAGTAGCAACTGTTTTTTGTGGTGTTGTAATATTTTTTGCAAATTTAAAACCATAACTTAATGCAGTTAAAGGTAGATCTAAAACTTTTCCCATAACTGTAGTAACTGCTTTTACACCCTTATTACCACCCGTAGTAACTCCACCACCAGTTCTAGGATCTCCATCTCCCCCTCCATAACCAACGCTTTTATTTCCAGCACTTAGACTAGCATCGTTAGCTGCTTCAGAACCAAAGTCTCCAGTATCAACCGCATCTCCTCTTTTGTATTTTTTTGATTTAAGTTTTAAAACTTCTCCACCTGAAAGATATTTTCTCTCCCATGCTTTTGCAATAGTAGGTTTGTTTATATGTAAATATCTTCTTTGTTTTTCAGATTTAAAAGGCATTACTTTTTAATTTTCTTTCTAGCAATATCAAGTTTCTCTTCTGCAATTCTAATTCTCTCTGCTGCTTGATCCTCATTGTTTTCTAATTTCATTTTCTCAATATCTAATCTTTCATCAATTTCATTTTCTCTAATCTCATTAGAGTTCATATCTTGATCTGCTTTTCTTTGAAGATCAACTGCTTTTAAATCTAGTTCTCTTTCTTTTAATGCAACTAACGGATCTTTCTGTTGACCCATAGCTTCACTTTGAGCAAGTTGAGTAGTTATCTCTGCAACTCTTTTTGCAATCATAGAAGCAATTCTTATCTGTGCTCCCTCTGGATCTTGTTGTAACATTTGTTGCATCATTGGATCATCTTGAATCAAAGCTCCAACTTCTCCTTGAGCTTTTAATGAAACGTGTTCTGATATATGAGCTTGTAAAGCTGAATAAACTTGTGGATTAATTTGAACCATTCTTGTAGCCATGAATGCTACGTGAGCTGAAATGTGTGCATCATGATCTTGTGTTGGAAATGCTCTTAATGGTTTCTGCATTAAGGATTCCATATTTTCTGTTGCAGGATCTTTTGGTGTTGGTTTCTCTTGTGGTATTAATAATTGATCTATGTCTTGAGTCCCCAATGCTTCATAAACTCTTCTGTATGCTTCTCTTAAATTATGTATTAATGGATTTGACATAGCGATCTTTAAATTTTCATTAGCTAAAGTTACTCTTTGAGCCATACTCATGATATTAGGATCAGCAACTGGAATAACATCCACTCTATCATCAAAGTCAGTTTGTTTAACTGCTTGATCTGCACCGTATACTGAATAAGGATAAATAGGTGGTAGATAAGTTGCAAATACTTTTGATAAAAGTCTAAACTCTCTTCTCATTGAGTAGTAACATCTTTTGTGTATAGCGGTCATGACTCTCGAACCTCGTTCCATTAATGCAACTGTAGTTCCCACTGCTCTGTTTTGCATGTCATTACCAACATCCATATTAGTTATGGCTGCAAACTTTTGTCCAGCGTCAACTACAAAACCCATTAACTGATACAATGTAGCTGATGGTTCTTTAAATGGTAAAATTTGAAACTGATCTTTGATATTACCTCCCGGTGCATCAACATCTCTAAACTCTCCCGGTTGAAACGGTTGGTCATCATCTCTAATTCTTATACCTCTTGATTTAAATCCAGCTGGTAAGTTTGATAATGTTCCAGCATCAAGTAATTGTCTTAGTGATTGAGTAGCAGTTCTACTTAATCCACCAATCATATGTGTTAAACCAAAACCATAAAAACCTAATCCTGGTAAAAATTTAAAATGTACAAAATATTCTTTTCTTTTTTTAGTCTCATCACCCATATCGTAATTACGATAGATAGATAAAATTTGGCCAGAGCCTTCATCAATTGTTATGATATAAGGAACCTTAACTTGCTTTTCTGGATTCTGCATTTCAAACTCTTCTAAATTACAATCAACATGCATCTCAAGAACTGAATAAGAATATTGTCTATCACCACTTGGTGTAACTCCTTCTAACTCTTGATATTTTTTTTCTATTTGAGTAGGACCACTTGCTAATGGTTTTAATTCTACATCTCTATAAAATCCAGCTTGTTGTTTTTTAAGTATTTCATTCTCACCCATTTTAATTACATGAGTAATTCTTTCACAATCTAATAAATCTGTTGCATAATATGGAACTACTAAATCTTCAGCTGGGATAAATTTAGATACAGCTCGTTGCATTACTTCATCATAATAAACTTTTTTAAATGCAGATCCTGCTAATGCTAAATAAAATAACAATTGATCAAACTCTGGTGTAAACTCTTCCATCTCTTCAGTAATCATGTAGTTCATGAAATCTTGAACACGTTGTGCTTGATTTGTTTTTTCATTATCCTCAACTCCAAGAACTCTAGTTCTTACTGGTCCTTGGCTCGGTAATAATTCTTTATAGGCTTGTGCTTGAAATTGTGTAACGGCCTCTGCTAAAAGTGGATGAGTCACGGATGCCGAACCTTTGAATGGTCTAGTTAACTCTGTGTGCTTGATACCTAATAAATCTAAATTATTTGTATATGAAGTTTCCCAATCTTTTCTTGATACTCTATCTTTTTTGTAATCATCTAATAACTGATTAGACATTCTTTGTAAAACCTCATCGGACATGTCTTCGGCAAGGTTACCAAAAAATTTTTCAGTTTCGCTTACAGCTTCTTCGACTGTTGTTTGACCATCCTCTGATTCTAATTCAACATCAATTTCTTCTGTCTCAGGAGTTTCAATCTCCTCAGTAATTACTTTATCAATTTCAGCCATAATAAAAGCTTAGTATGTTTTTGTCTTCAGTGTACCATTTAATTTAGTTTTAACTGATGCTTCACCACCCATGTTAAGTTGAGTCTTAGGTCCAAGTACAACTTTATTTAAAAAGTTTTTTAATCCTCCACCTGATTTTTCACCTCTTCTTGCTTTCATAGTTTTAGAGTAAATGTCTTTATTTTTAAATTTCTCTAAACCTTTAGTGATTGTTCCATCATTACCAACAAAGATTGATTTCATATTTCTTTTTGTAGGTAGGTCTGATCTGTTTAGTTTTGTAATACCTTCAATTACATTACTTTTGCCGCCTCTTGGTCCTTTAGTTACAAATTTTTTTGCAACTTGTCCGAAACCTTCATTTGCATCTGCACCAGCCAGCATAGCTTTTCTATCCATAGCACCTTTTAATTTAGTACCAGCATAAAGTGCTGCTCCAGCTAAAGCTACTTTCTTAAGTCTTTTCTTAAATTTTGACATGTCTTCTCCTTAATAATATACGTATTTTCGTTCTTTATAACTTTCAACCTCATCCTCGTCAGAATAAGTAGTTATAAAAAAACCTTGTCGGTATCTTAACATAGCTTGGGTAGTGCTGTCCACATAATCATCATGCTCTCCATGAGGAAAAGCTGCACATTCTTCAATTACTTCTTGAGCCCAATGTTCGTCTCTTGGATAATATACTTGGCTTGATTCAAATATCGGAGCACAAGCGTTTACTCTAGAATGTTTATCTTGTCCACGTCCTGGAGTGTAATCCATAACTGGTATACCCATTCTACGAAGTTCTTGTAATAAACTTTGCCCACTTGCTTTAGCTTCAATGATAATAGTTTCTGGTTGCCAATACTTATATTGATCTAAGGCTACCATTTTTAATTCTGGAAAATCATATTTACCTTTTACAGCATCAATTAACATAATAGCATCTGGCCCTGATTCGTGAGGCGTGAAGATTCCCCATGTAGTAATGGCTGAGTAATCGGCAGTTTGTTTTTTACTAAATGCAGTGTCATAAGATTGTATGACATGTTTTAAGGTCGGAATATCCCCGGCCCATGGCTGCCACCATTCTCGTTTTAATATTGCTCCTTCTTCTGAAGTTGGATTTTGCATGTACTGGGCTGACCAGTTTCTCACTGATATTGACGCTTTAACTTTTTCTAGTTCCTCTAGGTTCCAATATTCTGGCCAAACAGGTTTTGCAGTTTTGTCTTCACCAATGATTGCAGGAAAAGAAATTGTTTCCCACTTATCTGCTTTAGGTTCATCTTGTGCTTTAATTAATCTACCAGTCAAATCATCTTGAGCCCATCTTGTCATTACAAGTACAATCGAGCCTCCCGGTTGTAAACGTTGTCTGGGTCCAGACAAGTACCAATCGTAAGTTCTCTCCATAGCACTATCAGACATTGAGTCTTGTTCTGTATGTGGATCGTCAATAATAAGTAAGTCCGCCCCTCGTCCTGTGATAGAACCGCCAACACCCGCTGCAAAGTATTCCCCACCTTGATTGGTCTCCCAACGTCCTTTTGCCTTACTATCTTCTCTTAGTTTAACATCTCCAAAGATCTGTTTATACTCTGGACTATCAATTAAATTTCTTACCTTAGCACCAAACCTTCCTGAAAGTTCTGCGTTGTGTGATACCTGCATTAATTTCATTTTAGGATGTTTTCCTATCATCCAAGCAGGAAAGTATATAGATGCAAATTCTGATTTAGTGTGTCTAGGAGGCATATTTACTATGAGCCTTCCTTTTTTATTTTTAGCTATCTTCGTAAACTCATGTGCAATATGTTGATGATGTCCCCATTTGTCTGGATCACTATCAGTTCTACAAATAAAATCTGGCCAAACATTCTTTACAAAATACAAAAAGTTGTCTTGACATAATTTTATATGTTGAAGCCACACTTTTTCGAGCCTCTCTCGAAGCTGATCTGTAGTCATCAAATCTGTATTAGTCATATATATTTACTATACCCTTGGGTCCCCAAAAAGGAAACCCCTTAATTCTACAAGACCTTACTACTTCTATCTGTCATAGCAAGTAAAGGTAAAGTTAGTAAACTTTCGTATAAAAATCCTAAAAAAATAGAAATAAAAAAATTTCTATTTTTAGATTTCGACTGGTACCTCTATAAGTGAGACATGCCCCACGGATCACGTGGGGCATTGGTTGTTAATTGTTAGTTTGTTGTAAGTATCTTATGCGATCATTAATAGATCTCTGTATTTTATTTACTACATTGACCCATTTTTTATCATTAACAGTATTTAGTTTTAATATGTTGATATTATCATCTACACCATTACTAAAACTAAACTTAACTTGATCCGTTGAAGGCGTAATTACGCCTTCAATCTTTACGTTATAGCCCTTGAATTTAAATGGTATCATTTAAACCTCCATGCCTTTAATAGCTAATACAATTCCACCAGTTGCAAGAATGCAACCAGTGAAAACGTCAACCGTGAATAGTACTACCACGCCTAAGAATGCGATTGAGAAACTAATCAAGATTAAGAATATATGCAATGCAATATCCATTATTTAACTATTTTGGTTTTAAGTTCAACTGACTCACCCTCTACAATAAATGAATTGTAAATTTGTGGGTGTTTTTCTTTAAACGACTTGACATCAAATCGAGTCGTGGGTTTTTTAGCAATCTCAATATAATAAGACTTTGATTTATATTTATTGATTACAGACCCCCCTAAGCTTTCAACTATTGGTAGGGCTTCTTCCTTAACGTCAATCCATAACTTATTATAACTTTTTCTATTATGGTTAACTTCACACGCTTTAAACAATTTCACGTTTTCAACTGGTGAAAGTGTTTTTTGTTTTTGTTTTTGTACTTTCATTTTTAACTCCTTGTTAGTGTTTTATTTTTAGTACATGTCCCATATTAATCATATTTAATAAGATGTCAAATTAATTATTTACAGCTGACACAGCCCTAGGTTGTAGGGCTGTGAATTAGAATCGTTCTAAACTAATAGAATCAATAAGAGTACTATTCCTATAGTACCTGGAAAAAATATTACGAGTCGCATTATAAAGGCTAGAAAACGATCCATCAGGCCACCGCCTTGATAAACTTATTATTGACCTTACGGCCTTGACCCTTAGCAACCAATCCAACTATCACGCCCCGCGGATCTTTAAACCTGAGATCATGACGGTCACCGTTTATGACTTTTTTATTAAGCCATTTTTTGGGCAGCTTATCCTGAAACACAACGGCAACGTTTGAGCCCTTAGCTACAGCTGCAGCAATGTCCGAGTCGTTACGCCCTGAGTCACTGAAGGTAACATGATAATTTTTAAGATTATGATCAATATAATTTAAGACTTTAGTGTAATCATAAAATTGGACATCAGGATGGATCTCCATCAGGCTGCCACCTCCATCAACTTTCATTCGATGCCATGCAAGGTCACTTGTACCGTTTAACCTAACGGCAAATTTAAAGCCCTGATTTGCAGCTCGTTTTTTGAGCTGCTCAATTTCACGACTCAGGTCCCATAAGAATGCATTCTTATTCGTCCAAAAATAATTGGTTTTATTTAATCTAGCTTTTTGTACTGAGCCCATCTGTCCACGGCCTGAAGTATTTAAACAAGCTGAAACACACTCAGGGGATGCTTTAGGACATACATTTTTACCTGATAGGGTAAACGGTGCAAGGTGTAATATAGCTGTTTTATATCCGTATTTTTCACCCTTAGCCATTTTGGTTTGACTGTAGTAATTAAGAAGCATGAGTTACCTCCATCCAATTGCCGTCAACCTTAGCTAGTTTAATATTAGTACTGTAAACGCTGCCAGCTTCATCGAAAAAACCCAGCTCCGAGCCCTTAGCATCTATTAGCACAGTTTTCTTTAAGCCCTTGCCTTGCTTAGGACTCTCTAGAAGCTTTCCGCTGCATAATATAAATGGATGCAGCTGATCGCTTTTTATTTCCTGGCCTTTTTTTAGATCTTTAAAGTGTATCATTTTTATTCTCCGTTGTTAGTTAATTCCATCTCATTAGCATGGGATGCCCACAGCTGTCAACTTTTTATTTTAGCTGCCACGACTCCAGGACTAATTAAACACGACTCCAGGACCAATTAAAAAAATTTAAATTTTTTTATATATAAAGGTAAATACCTTTAGGAAAAAATCCCACATACAATCTCAAAGTTTACGCACATGTAAAGGTATATAGGTAAAAGAAAAAATCCCACATGCAATCTCAAAGTTTACGCATGTATAAAGGTAAATGATTATTAGAAAAATCCCACATGCAATCTCAAAGTTTACGCACAACGAAGTTGTGCGTAAAGAAGATCCGAGAGACGTGGTTATTGCGTCAAGATTTTTTTAAATGCGTCTTTTAAATTGAGTGATGAGTAGGCACGAACCAAGCGTCTCGGTTCACGAACCACGAAAATTTGTAAATTTTGAGAGGTTCTCTGCGAGAGGTCTTCTCGCAAGATAAACGAAGTGCCACCATTTTGAAAATGTGTTAAGTGCCAATTAATTTGAAACTTTGAAAGTCCTAAATTCTTGACATCATTTGACTTGAGTTCAATCCAAATACTTTTGTTGTTTATCAACCAATAAACGTCTGGAATACCATTGATTGTATTACTTTCTATGCGAAATAATTGACCTTTTAAATTTAATTTTTTTATTCGTTGCCAAAGATTTTTTTCTGATTTTGCCATTAACTTATTAAGTCAATAACATAAAAAAACCCCCAACTCTACTCTCGCTTTGTTGGGGGTCATTAAAGACTAGAGAGTGTTAACATTTTTCATAGGACATCTCCTATCGCTAGTCAATAATTCTTTAATATATAACTGGAATAATTGGAAGTTCTTTTATATTCGTATGAATAGCACCACCATTATTTCCCTCGTCATCACTTGTTGGTGTTAGCCAAATACCATTATCCAATAATATTTGTACTGGTTGATTATGCCAACCTTGATGTTCCATTTCTTTTTTAGAACAATACTCAATCTTGACAATTTTTCTGCCAACAAGATGATTAGTTATTTCTTTTTTCCAATTTATTTTTGTCATTACTTACTTGGCAACTCTTTCAAAGTATTTTGAGGAATTGTCATACTTATATTGGTTTGTTTAGCAATCAAAGATATTTGGTTCAAAACCTCTGACCCAATCATATCACTATGTAATAGATCAGTTGCTTTTTCTTCTAATTCATCAAGTGTTTTTAATTCTTGACCCTTTTTAGAATTATAAAAAGCATTTTTTGTTTCTTCTTTACATTGATTTTTTAAATATTTTTCAATGCTATCTGCTAGATCATACAGTTTATTATCCATTTCAAGACTTGGTATATCGTATTTATCCCAAGACTTTCTTGTCTCTGACCAATTAACTATTTTTTCTCTAACTTTGTTGAAATGTTTTCTAACCATTTCTCTTTTTTCTTCTAGGTTCTTCATATAGTTTTTAGAAAAATCATTAAAATCTTTTTCAACTTTAATGTAGTTTACTATATCTTTTTCCAATCCTAATCTCTTTTTGAATATAGGAAAGTTTTTTTGAGTTGTTTCATTAATCTCAACTTGATGAAGAGATTGAATGGCACTTTTTTTATCAGAGAATTTATTAGACAATTTTTTTTGCCAGTATTCTCTATTATCTTTACTTAT